TTATTGAATATCAAATAATTCCCGGGGGAATCCTTCATTGTTAGGGAACCCCATCGCCGTCAAATTACACCCGGGCAAGTATGGTTTTTTATCTATCAAATCAGCAACATCTCTGACCCAATTAGAGCCAGGGCCTATCTCCTTCACCAATAACCATAGCACGGCTATCATCCCGTACATCCTTTCGTAAGCATCGTCGTTCATGCGTAAACGTTCGAAATAAGGATGGTTTGGTAATGGCATTATCTTAGGCTCGTTAACTTTGTTCCAGATACGTGAGTGATGAGCGCACCGATTTCTAAGTACGTTCATGGCACTAAGCCAGTTTTGAAAGATAGCTCCATTACCAGGAGCTATACCAAGCCTAGAAAGTATCCCATTGCGGTGACCATCCTTCAGCATGGCGTAGTATTTTGACATTAAGCCAAAATCCCAAACCTCAATAGCTACCCAGAACGGCAATCCTTCGTATTTACCTTCGTGCCACTTGATACAATCCTCTCTGCTTTTGGCTATTTCTTTTGAATGCTTGGTAAGCCATTCATCTCTTGCGCTACAACGACCCCCGCGCCGAGGCGTCAAATGCTTGGGATTGATCAGCGTATCGTCCAAGTACCCAAGAGGGGATATTTTGCCAATTTCATGTGCAATGACGGAGCGAACATAAACCTCGACTCGCTCCAAGGCATTCATCATCAAAAGGCGTAGATTTTTATCGAACAAATACAGGTCGTATACATCCCGGAAGTTTGTCCCTTGGCGCACCTGATCCAATCGCGTTCTGATGTTTTCAGGGGTTATGTGAGGGATTCGACACGGATACCAAAAGCCCGAGAGGCGGTAATAGCCTACCTGCGAGATTTTTTTTATTGCATGGGGACGGTCGGGAACATTCATGCCACGGGAAAGTAGCAGATCGATTAGTTGGTCATATTCTTTATGAACCTTTACCGGATCAGTCATTCAGCGTTTCCATGCCCCAGATATGAGAAGGCCCGGCCATAACAATCACCCATCTATGATGGGATCAAGCCAGTGGGCCGGGCTCAGTTGCTGCTAAATCTACACTACGTTGCTTTTATGTCAATGTGACTGGTCACGCTAAATTGTGTACAGCTGGCTGTACATCAGATAGAAACACTATATGTAGTTGTTATAACTAATCACCGCCCCTACAGAGAGGGCTAAATGTTTTTACCTATCAATGTTTATACTTTATCCGATTTCACTTGCATATGAGGATGGAGTCTCTGCCCAACCTAGGGGCTATTTCAAAATCTTATATCCATTTAGTAACAATCTGGTTCATCTCAGTGGTACATGTTTCTTCCACTGGTAGGCCGGTGCGGTCATTCGTTGACGCTGGCGCTCTTTCACCGCCAGAACATTTCTAATCTCATTTCTCACCTCGTATAGCGTCTGACTGTCCATCGGCTCACCGCTCTGGCTGGCTACCTGTAACATGGCGAGTTCTAACGTGTGCTGGCTTCGCATGATGTGGCCTCATGTTGTAGTGTGATTTCGCAATGCCTGCTTGCCAGGTGCTAAGGTTCGCATAGAGAACTGTCTTTTGACTGCGTACCAGAATGCGTACTTTTCTTAATCTGGAAATCATCATGCGGGATTACCCCGCATCTACATCTATCCCATCAGCTTGCGGTACGCTTCGGCGGCTTCGTCAGCGGTAAGATTGGTTGTCTGAATTGCTCCGCCATTCGGCCCGCTAAGTTCGGTTTTCTTCGGTGCTTCCCAGCCGCGCATTTCTGCCAGTTGTTTGATGGCCGCCTTCGGGTCGTGAAGTTTCAGTTTAATGCCGTCTTTACCCGTTGATAGTTCAGCGATAGCGGACAGGTGCTCTGGCTTTATTTCTTCGATAGGTTTGAATTTCCATGATGCCTGATAGACCGGCTCGCCGTTCTCGTCCTCGCCTATCTGAAAATTCCCCCAGGTCACGATATCCTGAATGGTCGTGCGTCCCATCGCTGAGAGTCGTGAGATAGACTCTTCGTAGGTCATGAAGGCTTCATTCAACGTTTCATACTGAACGGCTTTCAAAAAGGCCTGCACGTTCCTATTTGAACCTATCTGGCTGGCTTTAGAGCGTTCAGTATCGCCTTTGGCTTTGCCACCTGCGTTCCGGTATGCCTGCGTTTGATTGTCGCCATTAAGCAGCTGGGTAACGAAGCGCTTCTGTAATCTCGTAAGGGTATCGAAAAGCGTTTTTTGTTCATCTGATAGGGTCATTCCAACTCCTTAAAACCTTGCGCATGACCTGCTGGCGCATTGGTTTTTTGCATAACGGACTCAATTTTTAAAGCGGCTCACGATAAGTAACAAAGTCCAAATAGAATTAACCTCCGTCACTTTCTTGGGTGGCGCATCTTTACTGCGGCTTTCCGGTCTGTCCGCTGCCCGTCTGTACGCCGCTGTGAACATGATTCTGTAAGCTCTTGCCGCCAGCGGTAACGTCGTTGGTAACGGTGATCGGCCCTAGCATCGTCGCGGCGCCGCCGCCATCGCCCATACCCTGTGAGAGATTGCCGTTAATCGTCACGTCGCCGTTGAGCGTGATGGTCGGTGCGGTAACGGTGATGCTACCAGCGGCCTGTGCCGTGAGGTTGCCGGATGTTTTGAGATTGATAGCGTGGTTGCCCGGATTCAGCTCAACATAGGCACCAGCATCATCGGTGCGCAATTGCACGGCGCTGGTGCTGATACCGCTGATTTTCTTTGTCTGAGACTGCGGCCCGGGGATAACGAACGCATCAGAGATGTCTAAAACTCTGCTATCTGCTCTCTCCTGTACGCCTCCGTTTTGCCACCAGAAATCAATACTACGCGACGAAAAAACAATCAGGCATTCGTCACCTTCTTTGAGGGGGAAAGTTAACGTAACCCCGCCTCCGCGAGGGAATATGACGGGTAAATCAGTGAGGATTGGATACCGGACAGATTCATACTGGCAATCTTCACTAACAGTACCCGGCTTGGTGAGCTTTGCTATAATGGCTATATCAACATCGCAGGTTACTGTTTCTGGGTCGAATGAACGAATTATGCCGGGCAACACATTGTTTACGTACGCTTTGCTATTGTTAATAATAAGCTGCGTTACATCCTGTTCGCCTGCTGGTCGAATGAATGGCATTTTATTCCCCTCAGCCCTTTACTCGCGAACAGTCAAATGTGCCAATAATCCGACCCTGATTCATATTGGTGCGGATAAGTTCGACGTTCAGCCAGCGTTTATTACTACCGTCTGGGTGAATGTATTCGAAGCCATACATGTTACCGTCACTGGCAGGCATGAGCGTCATTTCCACTTTGGCGCCATTTTTGCCGAACTCGGTTATTTTCTGAGATGTAACAAACTCCCCGTTAATTTTTGACATTGAGTTTTCGATTATTTCAAATCGAAATCCCCCGCACTGCATAGTGATAATCTGCGCGGCATGACTTGCCCCCGCACTTAAAATACCAACCAGCAATATGATTTTTTTCATTCTTAACCCTGTTTATTCATAAATGAGCTAGAAGGCACATCCGTACTTCCTCGAGCCTCACAGGCCAGATCCATGTACCATGCCTGCCCGCGAGTGTCGCCCGTGTAACTGATATATCGAACCTTATAAACTCCATCGGTGGCTACGCTGGCAGGTTGGGATGTTGCCGGGGCATTAATCAGGTTACCGTTTTCATCTCTAATCTTGGTTATCGGTACCAGATTGCCGTTTATATCTTTCTCAACGAAACGGCCACTGAATAAATCCTGTTCTGTTAACTTATTGCGATACACCGAAGCCTGATCCAGCTGAATAAGCCCGTTCAGGAGTATTTCGGAATTAATCAGGCACCGCACATTGACGCCTGCGCCGATGGTCTGCTGTGGCATTCCAATCAGACCGGTGTTTGAATTTAGGACTACAGCCTCATGCGTTGCTCTGTCCCTTGCCACAATATCGACTTTTCCGTAATTGAATTGCCAGGTAGCTTTACACTGCGTCGCTATTTCATCGAGATAATTATGGACGTAACCAAAGAGTGCGCGACCACGTGGAAACACCGTCGACGGGAATTCGGGGACGATGCCACGGGAAATTCCGTAAGGTTCTAACCTTCTCATAAGCTCGATATAAATATCTTCCGTGGTGTAACCCTTGCTGATAGAGGTGTTGATAAACGCATTGGTAAACGCTTCTACAGAGTCGCACGCCTGTACCTGAACCCACGAATCAACAGGATTGTCCTTTCCGGTCACCGTAAAGCGAATATCTCCGCTAAAAATGACACCATAATTTGAGCCGTTGGAATTCCCGACTTCACTGGTGGGTATGTCCCGCGCGATACCAACATCGCTGGTACGAACATCTGGCGCAAGGCCGTCATAGCCTGCGATTAGTACAATTTTGGCAAACTCTCTCTGCATAATGCGGTTTTGCGTCTGAGGTGAAAGGTTGTAAATCTTGACCGTGCCAACAGCTGGCCACTTGTTGTCATTACGCTCTACTTCAAAAGTAACTTTGAAATCACTGAGGCTGATACCTTTTCCATTTTCATCGAGTAGCCTTAACTCGAAGTGACGCATCCAGTTCTGACTCATGCTTTCAGCCCCTCCAGCGCTTTATCCATCAATCCACGGGCAATGACGTGAATAGTTGGCGCAACACCCAGCGGTGATTTTATGCGCTCTTGTTCCTGAATCTTTTTGATAGCGTCTAACTGGTCACTGCTCAGTAAGACGACTTTAACGTTTGTTTTACTCATGGCACCCCCTGATATTTATACAGGTATTATAGTTTCATTTATCGCAATAACAAACGCTATCGTTGCGTTTTGTGAAAGGCTGGGTGATTTTGAAGCTTGTGCCCAAAGGCCATTAATCGAACACCGCACTTATCCTGCGTATCGCGCCATCGCTTTATATTCCCGCCTGCGTCTGGCTCTGTCAGCCAGCGGATCACCAACCTTTGAAAGGCATTGTTCACGGCGTTTTATGAGCCACTCGCGGGCATCTTCGCTTTGGTGCTGATCGAATACTGCCAGCCACCGGCTAGCCGCTCTGTAGTAAAGCCCGGACTCTTCCAAATGCTCGGCCTTATCGTCTCTTATCACTGGCAACTCCAGTAGCCTTAAAGCCCGGATTAATCATCAAACGGTGGGCGTTGGTCAAACTCGTTTTGGTAAACTTCCCAACCCGGCGCGTGGTTTGGCGGTGTGCCTTGTGGGGTGGGTGGCTGTCCTTGCGCCGTGCCTGCGGTCTTCTGCGCGCCAGCGTGAACTGTACGTGCGCTGATAACACTATCGGCAATAACCTGTGGCGCTTCTTGCTGGGTGCCGTCCTGCGCCTTCCACTGGTTAAGCTGCATATTACCGGCAACACTTATCAGGTCGCCCTTCTGGTGCTGCGCCAGCAATTCCGCCTGCTTTCCGAAAGCCACTACGCCCAGCCAGTAAGTGGCCTCGCCGTTCTGTGCTGAATGGCAGGGAAGCGCAACGGCCAGGCGAGCCATCGCCATATGTTTATTGTTCGCTGTGGTGCGCGTCTGTGGATCTGCGACTAAGCGCCCGTATGCTGATATTTGTGCGGTCATTGTGTTTTTTCCTTTTCGGTATATTCACCGATTATTGCCAGTGTCATATCAAACAGTTCATCAGCAGCACACCTGGCATCAGGGATACTCAAATCGTATAGCGTCATAAACGAGTAGGTTATTGCTCTGGCTGTTTTTGCTGTGGCATATCTGAGATAGATTTTCTCTGCGCGCGCCTCGATGTCCTGCCTGAAATCATCACGACAGAATAACCAGTTATGCGAACACTGATAGGGTTCATTAATCCAGGTGATATCTGCTTTTGTGGTTCGGTACCAGACAATGAGCACCGGGTATTTATGTTCATCACAGTAATCCAAATGATCTCCCGGAACATACAGGCACGGACGCCCTTTAGCTTCAACATACTTCTTGATAGTCATTTCCCACCCCATATTTTATATTTTTTGTATATATGCAAAAGCAGTCGGTTCAGTCGGTTTTCCGGTTCACTATTGCCAACCACTTGAATCATAATAAAAATCACGTCTTTCTTTGAACCGGAAATGCTGTTTTCCGAGTCGGTTCACCCGGTTCAAATCCGGTTTACGGTGCCTTCTGTCCAATTTGCTAGCCAGTAAATAATCCGGTTCAGAATAGTATAAAGTCGGTTCATTTAACGATAAATCCGGTTCATAGTCGGTTCATTTAAAATGAATTATTTTATTTAATATCAGCCACTTGTTCATTTATATCTGTATCTGAACCGACTGAACCGGATGATTTTACTCGTGTGGGCGCATATTATTCACTTTCCGCACTGTCCGGTGCGTACATCAACACATAAAATCGTTGCTGTTTATCTCCAACACGCAGTGTTTTCCGTGTATGCCCCCCGTCATGATCTGCCCACAACATGCCAGCATCAATTAGCACACTAGCGAATGTTTTATAGTTAACGCCCTGTGATATTTCTTCCTGGAAGGCTTGCCGGAAGGTGTGAAACTTCATGCGTCCAGTAACTTTATCTTCTTCACGATAACCCGCCAGTTTCTTAATCGGCAGATCACGCGCATCCGTCTCAGGGTGTGGAAGATAACGGCTAAACCCATAAGCATTTAGGAATCCCTCTGCCTGCTCGATAATGCGCTGAATCTCTTTATTGCCGGTACCGAATTCCTGCACCCAAAGATTGAAGTTGTACTGGATGGCATCCCGGCATTCCTGTTCACTCCAGCCGGTGATCACTCTACCCATCAACAATGCCGCCTCCAGAATGGCAAAGCGGTCAGCTACGCGGTGAACTTGCTCACCATAGTCAGCAGGGATCAGAGATAGCCAACGGGTTGCTGCGGTTTTCAGTGCGTCGTTGACCTCCTGTTTGTGTTCTGCCAGCCAGCGGATCCATTCCCGGCCTGCGGCTCCGTGGTTGGCTTCCCAGCTCTGTTTCAGGGCCCAAGCATGTTGCTTACCATCTTTGTGTTCATGGTGAACGACAGATTTTTCCATTGGCACATTCAGCAGGCGTACCAGCTGGCCCGCATTAGGGCGAATCCCTTCATTAAGCAAAAATGTTTCGATATCGTGCTCACCGGTACTGATAGCCACCGTTCGCCAGTGTCGTAGTGCCCGGTTACCGCCTTCAGCTTTTGATTGGAGCTTCCCTTTGCCGTTGAACAGGGTATAGGCGCTGGTTGCTACATCCTGTGCCCGTGCGCCCTGCCCGACTTCATCCAAAGGCAATAGGCCGTCATTGTGGGCCTCTGCTTCATTAGCGATACCCAGCGCCGTTCCGTACCATGTCAAACGCAGTAAATCAGGCTGACCATAAAGGCTGGTAGCAATATTGGCAGTGGTAGTTTTCCCTGCACTGGAACGGGCAAATAGGTGAACGCCAAACCCATCAGCTTGTACCAGTCCCACCAGCGGCGCAGCAAGCGCGGTGGCAATTCCCAGCATCATAGATGGATTGCCCCGAACCAGACGGGCCACGCTATCCCGCCAACTTTCAACAGTTCCATGTACGGAATAACCAGCAGCGGCAGCACTGCCACCACGAAACAATACGGGCTGGTCGGGTGTGCCGATAACTTCACCATCCGGCATGATATAGGCACCACAGTGCCAGCCAGAACGAGGCGTTACACTCCATAGTTCACGGGTGCCGGTACGTTGTAACCAGTCTGCCAGTACGGCTCGCAACTGGTTTTTGGTTGTGACGCTTACCCCACCAGCTTTCAGTGAGCGCCAACCCTCACGTTCGCCAATATCTGCGGCAGGAATAGAACGGGTAACTGGTTTATCTGCCCCGACAGGGATCCAGCAGAGAATGAGATAATCGTCGGACTCGTAACGTCCCAATCCGACGACTTCCAGTGGTGAGCAAAGCCACGCTTCATTGTTGATGATCTCGCCACTCTCTTTGTCCACCTTGGGTGTTATCCAAAAAACGCCATCTTTTCGGCTTACAACGTGAGGCTTAAGAGGATCAGCGCCCTGATGGTCTTTTTTACCGCCTTCAATGGCTTTAAGTTGAACGGTCACGGCTTTCCCCTGCGGTTGATACATGGATTCGTTAAAAGCGGTTATGGCGGCGTCAAGCCCGTTTTGATGGCGGTAATCATCCCAATCGGCCTCGTGCTCTGTCGGTGGTAGTGATGCCCACCCGTTCACTGATTTTGCGGATTTTTCGGTGGAGATAAGCCCAATGTTTTGTTTCGGCTTTCCGTTTTCGTCAAGTTCTCCCGGCATGTGCCAATCGTTATCACCGGCAATGATGATTTGCGCGTCTGGGTGTTGCTGGCGCATGAGTTGAGCCACGGGTAGCAGATTGCCCGCGTCGATTGCTGCCACTGTGAGGGCATCAGGCCGCATCAGGTGTGCCGTCAGTGCTGAGGCTAACCCTTCGGCAATGATTATGCTCTGTGGCTTCTCCTGTGCGTTGACGGCGTGAAAGGCGCCTTTCTTCGCAGAACCAGTTAAAAGACGCTTTACCCCCATTGGGGTAATAGTCTGCGCGGCGGTCACCGTCCCAAATTCGTCATAGAGCGCCAGCAATAGCGAACCGTCGGGCAGAACTGGATATGTGAAACCATCCAGCCCCTTAGCAATGAGGTATGCGCTTTCGCCCGGCTTTGCCTGCGCTGCCATTGCCTGATATTTTCCTGTGAAGACTTTGCGGCGTTTCGATGTTTCTGTGTCCGCCCGCTGCTGGCGCTCCTGCTCACGCTGCAGACGTCTGGCTTCCATTTGCTCACGCCTTTGGCTGGCTGCTTCGTGGTTGGTTTCTGTTACCCGGTAATCAATACCTATCGTGTCAGCAACAATCCGCGCCGCTTCTGAAGTGTCGCAGCGGTTCACCTTCGCTACTAAATCCAGCCCGTCACCAGCACCGCATTGGTTGCAGAAATGGGAACCACGCCCGCCATCGTCAAAGCGGAAACGGTCATTTCCACCACACGCCGGGCAGGTTGAGTGCTGGCGCGGTGATTGCGGAACGGTAATGCCAGCCAATGACAAAACGTCAGGCCAGCGCCCTGCGGCTGCGGCGGTCACTTCGCGAATTAGGTCAATATTTCTCATTTCAATTCCCTTAGTGAGCCGTTGGTGTTTCCGGCCAGCCTTCGGCGTTAACCTTCTGAATGAAGCCGTCATGTAAAATTGCCAACGACTCACGCCCCCACTGAGACAAACGCAAATTACCGTTGAGGGGATCGGCTTCGGCCATGTGTTGATAGAGCTTCACTATTTGGTCATGGGCCTTAACAGCGCTGAACCTCTCAAAAGCCATACCCTCGATATGGTTTGCCAAAGCGAAACGCTCAGTTGCCGGGTAAATAACAATGCCGCCGTACTGCCCGCGATAGACTGCTGCTTTCTCTGTCGTTCCATCCATTTTGGTGGCATCAATGGTGCCGTGTTTCGCCAACTGTTCATCGATAAACAGGCAGGCCACCAGCCAGCGCCAGACGATTACCGCCTGCTCGTCGGACTGCTTAAACCAGCCTTTTTTACTCGCCTGAGCGATTTCCGATACCACACGCAGCCCATCAGACAGGTAGTGGTCATAGTGACCCTCCTCAAGCTGTCTGATAGCCGCTGAGTATCCGATCTGCTGTTTGCCTGCGTCGGCGCGTAACACAATGCTGATACCGGCCGGGGTTGCTTTAATGTGGATAAATTTGCTCTTCATTTGACCTCCGGGATCAGCGTGTATTGTTCAGTAAAGTGATGGACTAGCATAAATGCCGGGCTGGTATAGCCCTCGCGAACGAAAGTCACACGACGGAATGACACCGACCGGACTGTGACCACGTCGCCCTGTTTATCCTGATAACGTTCATTTGGCATTGGCTCACGCATGGGCTTTCTCCCTCTGTGCTTGCTCTTCGATAAGCCATGCCGCGACTGAACCCACCAGATCGCAGGCTATAACTACCGCAGTTTCAATATCGCAAGTGTCCATATCGTCGATTACCTTGCGAAGCATCAGCAGGGTTACATTCGCCTGGTCAGCGCGATTAGCTGCCTGCTGGATTGTGATTTCATGCGACATGGTTCACCCCCGTTGCCGCCCTCAGGGATTGATGAACCTCTTGGTTGATATCGCATGCGAGACTAATCAGGTCGATAAGCTGCGGCGAACACTCGTTGCAGGCTTTTTCCATAATGGTTTCGTAAAGCGAACAGGCAAGGCCGGCGCGGTATTCGGCAACGTCTAAAGCAATTGGCTCACGCATGGCGTACCTCCGTGGCTTTTTGAAGGTGTGATAGCGCTTCATGCATAAGACTGTGCACAGCGGCCACACGATTAGCTTCGTAGTTGTCGTTTATCGTCAGGGTGTCCATCCACATATCCAGTACTGCGATGGCCTGATTACCGTATGCCAGTGCGTTTTCAGCATGGGTGACTACTTCAAAGGTTTCTTTATGCATGGCGCACCTCCACCGGAAGGCGAGCGGTGAAGACCATCACAAAACCAGTGGGAGACATTTCACGTGCTGCGTGCTCGTCAGGCGCGGTGATGTGGATAATGGCACTGCCAGTCGCGCAGAGAGCCAGAAAACGAAAGCGGTACTGATATTTCGGGTGAGTTTGGGTATGCTCTTTCATAGCTGCCTCGATACTTATTCTATCGTTGGTGGTAAGACGCCTCGGTACTGCTCGAACAGTCCGGGGCGTTGCCTTTTGGTATGCACCTGTCATACACTTGGTTGCCATTTCAAAGTAATCAGGTGTCAACCAAATGTCAACCATCGAAATCAAAGGTAAAGGTAACAAGCAGATCGCTTTGCGCGTGGAGCCAGGTTTAGAAGAAGGCATCAAGCAAGCATTGGCGCAAGATGGAGACGCCTCTGTATCCGCTTGGATTAAGAGAATCATCCGCAAGGAATTACAATCACGCGGCATCGAGCCAAAAGGATGAGCAATGAAAAAAATTGTCTTAGGGTTAGCAGTAATAATAATCGCACTCATTATTTTTAAATCGTGTTCTTCCTCCGCTTCTGTGTGTGGAAGTAAAGAGCATGATTTATTGCGTTCCGTTTGTGAAAAGTCTCTTGGTGTGGATCCAAAGGGCTGAACAGGCTTACTCCGGGTAAGGCTGTTAACCGACTCGCTTAGAGACAGGAGGTTTTGCGCGTATCTTTTAGCGATGCACAAATGCCGAGCTGACCCTCTTAAAGAGGGTTGGTTATCCTGCAACTTTGCAACTTCATGATTTGTAAGGTAAGCCAGAGTTGGCTTACGAGCACTGTACATACTTCTACGGTGTTTATTTTCTTGATGACTGAAAAAATAGCCATTCTCCAATGCTGGATGCTCTTGATTTCCTTCATGATTCAAAAATGGCACCATCTCAAGGGCAGCATTCGCAGTGCTGCCTTTTTCTTTGCCTATAGGTTGCTGATTTACATAGGTACATCCGCAACGGATGACCAGCGAACCTAAGTAATGATTATGTTCAGTCGAACCGGAATAGTTTTCCGGTTTAAGTGAACACGAACAGTAATCGTGTTTGATTGCCCGACGCCCTGCAACGCAGGTTTTAGAAGAAATCAACGGGTTAGCTGATTCCGTCGATTCACCGGAATTAAACAAAATCATCCAGTTAGTCTTTTCTCGCGTTTCGCGATAATCAAAACTAGGGCGGTACGTTAGACTCCCGGGCAGAGATCGGGAAACTCCGAAAGAGTTGCGTAAAGTTTGCGCGGGTCTAAAAGAGACGCGCAACTGACCGGAAATAACCGGGGCTGTTCCCATGTCAGGTTTTGTGAGGCTCAACATGCTAAGTTTGGCTAAGGTCTGAACGTTAACCGGTGTTAACCCGCCAGCCAATGGAAGGGCTTCTTTCTGGACGGCCGCATTAGTCATGATCAGCCCCCAGGTGCTTAGCTAACCAGCGCTGAGAAAGGCGCATCAATTCGGCTTTACGCTGGTCGTAGGCCATGCCCATATCGATCAGGGTCGTGTTAGTGCTTTCCAGATAGGAGAGATGCTCCAGTTGAACGGCGTTCATAGCGTCGCGCGGTTCCCCGGTAATGCTATTCGCCTTCGCCCACTGTTTAGCTGTCAGCCCACCCAGCACGATGCGTGCGATCATGTTGCTTTCAAGGGTGTAGTGGTGCTGTAACGTCTGCTTCCCCTGCTCGGCACGATAGGCCTCTAACGCGGCACACATCGGTTTAAATAGGTTTGCCGCACCAATACGGGCTTTGAGCTGGTGGCGGTATTTGGCCGCTATAGCTGGCGCACTGATCTGTAATGCTTCTTCGCACTGGATGAAGTAACGGCGAACGGCGCGGCCTTGTTCATTGCGTTCTACCATCGCCAGCTCTTTAGCCATGGTAATAGTCGGGTAGTAGTCTTTCTGAGGTCGTCCCTTACCTTTATTTTTCCCCGAAATGGGGGAGTATTGGTCGTTTGATAACCATGTTGCCGTCAAATCATCTTCGGTGAAATAATCTACGCCACGAACAAAGGCATAGTCTTCGGCTCGATCACCAAACCAGGTAGAAAAGTCACGACCAACGCCCAGCGTTTTATGCAAAGCTCGCGCACTAACAATATTGGTTTCACGTCCGCCAATTTGACCAGAAATAACCGGAACAATAGCGGCGAACTCATTTCCGGAAATAGTGCTCTGGCTAGATTCAGAGTGAGTGAATCCCTGCCCCATGACGGGCATATTTTTCATCTTCATATTTTCAGGCTCCGTTATGCGGCGTGAAAAGCGTCAGGGTAAAGACTGAGGATATCAGCAATCTCAGGTTGAGAAAGGCCACGATAGCCGCCAGTAACGGCGTTATAGTTCACTAACTGGATCACGCGCAGTACGTCGCCACGGCAGGAAAAGCGATAACGGAAATGGCTACCGATGCCGTCCGGGTTCTTTTCGTCAATGCGTTCCAAATTAATATCCAGCTGGCGCTCTAATTCAGTAGCGTAGTTGCGGCCAGACGATAAGCGGCAGTAGCGGAGAATATCATTTTCAGTCCAGCCCTCAACGCCGGTACGCATCATGTAGCAGCGTGCGCGGAATTTCTTAGGCGCTGGTCTGATAGAAGGAATAGCGGTATTATCGTTGGCGCTAACCTGTTCGATAATGCCCGCCTCTGTGCGGGTTTTCTTTTGCATTTAGGCAGCCTCCCCGCGTGACTCAGTGATCCGCTGAGTGATCCATTCGTCAATTTCACTTTCGATAAAAGCGATAGCACGTATGCCGATCTTTACGGAACGAGGAAAACGGTTCTGACTGATGAGGCGATAAATCCACGCCTTGCTATAGCCAGTACGGCGCTGTACTTCAGGGAGGCGGATTAAATTTTGAGACATTGATATAACTCCTGTCGGTGTTTGCGGTCTACAGGAGCAATTCTGTATCAATGAAAATGATGAACAAAGGGATGAAAAAAAAAGAAAACTTACCGGAAGATTTTTCTAAAATTTTCTTCCGGTAATATTTTTTTGGCTAAATTTCCGAAAGTACTTTTTTTAGCAAATTATTAAGATACCCACTTCCCATAACTTCATTTGCCATTGGGATTACAGTTTTCCTAACTTTCTCTGTGGTATCAACGTCATAATCATCATAAAATAATATGTCACCATAATTTTTCATCGTTAACTTCGTGTTCGTCACCGTTGAAATTATTTTTAAATCAAAGTATGCCAACAGCCTCAGAGAGTACCATTTATTAATATGTGAAGACTTAACAACACCATCTGAAAATGAGCTATATGGTATTGAATCATCTTGAAACACTGATAGCCCCCTTGCCTCAGTAACAAACTTTTTAAAGCTATCAAATAAAATATCGTCAGGTGTATTTAAATCCACCTCAGCCCAAACCCTTTGATTAAGACCATAGCGGGGCCAACCATAGCCATCACGAATCTCTCGCAATGCTTTTATGTCAGCCCCCGTTGGATTACCTGAGATAATCTCACAAATTAATTTATTGTTAGCTTCATTTTCCATGCCGCCCAAATGCCCGTTTAATCGGTTCTCAAACGTTATATGCTTCATATCAATAAGTTTTACCGGCATCTGACGCTGCCACCCAAGTGAGTACTGTAGATCCTCATGGCGGATGCTTATATTGTCTCCTTCCATAATCCTAGTGATTGTCCCGGATATATCGAAAAGCTCTGAGTATATTTTTTCTTTTTTTTCGCTCTCATATTCCTCAACGCTTAAAAAATCACTGCCTGAATCAATATAATCCTCATAGGTTTCCGCTTTAAGTTCATCTATATATTCTAAAGCGTAAAAAACCTCACTCCTTCTCTCAAATGAGACTAAGTATTGAATTGGTTCAAAGTCTTTGGTTAGTTCATCATATTTTTTTACATCAATTATTTCAGCAATCCCTTGCGGTGTTAATTTGTTTTCGTTTAACGTAGAAAAAAAGTCCTTAGAAGAGTTTATCTTATTCTCAATTTCTCTCATTTGTGCTTTAAATTCTTCTTCACTGCTCGGTATTTCGCCCATAAAACCACCTCAAGCCCTCTAAGCATCGGGCTATGCCAGCCAGTAGAGGCGTACTGGTTTTCGGGGATCAGCCTAGACATAGCCTGTTTTTCGTTCGTCTACAGAAGTCTACTATCAACCACCAGCACTGTCTATCCATCCAGTTATGCGCTTTTCCCAAATTTCCCATGCACCACACTTTCTCCGCCTTCGAGACTGTCCATATAGTCGGCGTACCATTGAAGCATCTCTCGACGTCCATCCAGATATTGAGCGTGATTGTAGGTGCCTCGGATACTGTTTTTATCAACGTGCGCGAGCTGGGTTTCAATCCACGCAGTGTTATAGCCCTGTTCGTGGAGAATGGTACTCATGGTATGACGGAAGCCGTGGCCTGTAGCTCGACCGCCGTAACCTATACGCTTAATCACCTGGTTAATGCTGGCTTCACTCATTGGTTTGGCGCTGTCATTGCGGCCAGGGAAAACAAACTTAAAACGCCCTGTTATCTCCTGAAGCTGGTGGAGTAATAACATCACCTGTTCAGATAGCGGCACTAAGTGTGGGCGGCGCATCTTCATTCGGCTTTGCGGGACTTCCCAAACACCTTTGTCGAGGTCAAACTCAGCCCACTCCGCTGCACGCAGCTCAATCGTACGAACGCCGGTCAGCATTAGCAGGCGCGTTGCCATCTGCGTGACAATGCTTCCAGAGTAATCACTCAGGGATTGCAGGAATTCAGGGAATTCAGAGGCGACCAGGTGCGGGTAATGCTTATGCTTCTGAACCACCAAGGCGCCGGCCAACTCACTGGCTGGATTATTTTCAGCTCTGCCGGTGACAATGGCATAACGGAACGTCTGACTACACGCCTGACGAATCTTGCGCATCTTATCGATAACTCCACGCTTCTCTAACTTTCTAAGCGCGTCGAGCACATGTAGAGGCTTGATTTCATCTATGGGCTTCTTGCCGATATACGGGAAAATATCGTTTTCGAATGCCTCCATCAAATCCTCAGCATACCCTTTTGACCAGTTTGGCTCTTTGTAAGCATGCCACTCTCTGGCGAGAGCTTCGAAGGTGTTTTCTATACTGGCTTTCTTTGCCAGCTTTTCCGTTTTCTTTTCTTCACCGGGATCGCCACCAGCAGCCAGTATCTTTTTCGCCTCGTCACGCTTGCCCCTGGCATCAGCCAATGACACGTCAGGATATACACCCACGGCTAATAACTTTTCTTTACCACTGACGCGGTACTTCAAGCGCCAGTATTTGGTCGCATTAGGATTTACCAATAGATACAGACCGCCACCATCAGCGAGTTTATAGGGCTTCTCTTTGCCTTTGGCGGTATCAACCTGGCGGGCATTTAGCTTCAC